GACTAACGTCCTTGGCATGTGTTGCCTTTATCTGTATGATCTATGGAGAGCTTCTTCTATTGAAGAGGGTCTAATGGAACAGTATCGATATCATTACGATGATATGGATAAGGATAGTAGAGACCCAGCATGTTACATGCTCACATATCGAGGTTGTACCTACTGGTCGTGCTATCGTATTCACTTGCGAGACTGGTTAGAACAAAAATATTTTTGTCTACCAGCATTTAATAGGAAGGGTTCTTAACCCTTCTTTTTTTATGTTTACATAGTATGTGTAGTCTTCTATACAAAAAATAAGAGTTAATTCAAAGAGTCAGAATTCTCTGACATCTTACCTAGATAGTACAGAATTATGCGAGGTGCTATCATGAACCCTAACCCCTCCTTTACATCATGTGTTACATGCACGGAGGTGACTAATGCACAATCTATTATCACGCTCACAATTAGATGAGTGGCGACACTTTGAGAATACGCTGGACTCTTTTGAACTAGAAAACCAAAAGCTAAACGATTACTATGAATGTTTGATCGAGTGCGATTCTTTAAACCAACACGAATGTAAAAAAGTATGTAAGATAATTCTTATGTAATAGATTGGAGGGGTTGCGACCCCTCTTTTTTTATGTTATACTAAATTCATCTGTAATCTAAATATGGATAGAGAAAGACTTAAACTCATCGTCAAAAATCTTAAGTCACTTACTAATGCATTAGAGTCTGAGGTATACTCAGACGTGGAAGCTTACAAATATGTTCATCCTTGGGATGAGCACATAAACAAGACAACACCCAGAGTATTAACTTCAGAGAATGACGATGACGGATATGCTGACTGACTGGCGCTACAGTGATGGACGAATGGATGTAAGAACACAAGGACTAACTATCCTTTTGAAAAAATTTGGATCAGGTAATAACCCTGATGGATCCCCACGCTACAGCAGTCAAAGCATCTACGAATGTATTCACGACTGGGTATCTCAGGGCAATGTGACTACAAACGGAATCGTTGCCTACTACAAAGCGTACTATGACCCGACTAAAAGACCAAATCAGACTAGCAAAGAGAGCACTTAAAGAAGCGCAAAAGAAACCTGGATTGTACTCAGAGTATGAGTTACAATACATGGCAATGCAGCTAGTCCAAGCAAAAATTCAATTAAAAACAAAACAATTACGCCGCAAGCAGGAGAAGGGATTTAGTAATGAACTCAGTGAAACTAGTAACAGTAACTCCAGAAGCAGAAAAGACGATGGGTTACGTGGCACGAGTGAGCAACCCGAACAATCAGGAGAATCCTAAGGTTGCAGGTTTGCTAAAATATTGCATCAAACATAACCACTGGTCTGTGTTTGAGCAAGCACACATGACTCTGGAGATCTCTACTACCAGAGCAATCGCAGCTCAAATTTTAAGGCACCGTAGCTTCACATATCAAGAGTTTTCCCAACGGTATGCTGACAGTTCTATGTTGGCAGATCAGATCCCTTTGTTTGATCTTCGTTCTCAGGACACTAAGAACAGACAGAACTCTATTGATGATGTTGATCCTTTCACCAAGCAAGAACTTGAGATTGTTATCAAGCGTCACTTTGAAAGCAGTATGGATATCTATCAGCAAATGTTACGCTTGGGAATTGCAAAGGAGTGTGCTAGAATGGTGCTACCTTTGGCAGTACCAACTAAAATTTACATGACAGGATCAGTTCGTTCTTGGATCCATTACATTGAATTGCGTTCTGCCAATGGAACGCAGAAAGAACACATGGATATTGCACTAGATGCTAAGCGTGTGTTTGCAGAACAGTTCCCTATTTGTGCGGAGGCACTTGATTGGTTATGAAACTACTTACACTAGAAGATTATCAAAGAGCAGGCGAAACCTTTTGGCCTAAGTATGATTATGTTGCTAAAGAACTTGGAGAGAATGCTAAACCTGAGCAAGTCCTCAAAGTTATGGAAGCGATTGGTGGTGTCGCATTGAAGGCAGCACTAGAAGAAAAACTAGCAGGTCCATTTGGATTCAATAAAAAGGAGAAAGAAGATGGCGACGTATCCAGTTATTAATAAAGTCACTGGAGAACAAAAGAGTGTTGTGCTCAGCGTTCATGACTGGGACCAGTGGAAAGAGGACAATCCTGAATGGACACGAGACTGGAGTGATCCGTCTACATGTCCTGCCTCTGGTGAGGTTGGTGACTGGAGAGACAAGATGGCGAAGACCCATCCTGGATGGAAAGACATCATGAAGAACAAGGTGATTCCTAAAGCACCACGAAACAAAACCATTACTGACAAATACAACTACTGATATGCCTGCTAGAAAGAAGACCGTGAAAGCACCTGGACAAGGTATGACTGCGAAGCAGAAGAAGCGTCGCAAACCTATTGATGAGGCATACATGATCCCCGTCGAACCTCTTACCCACAATCAACAAATCTTTTTTGATGAGTGGGACAAAGGTAAGATGGTATATGCTTATGGTGTTGCAGGTACAGGCAAGACATTCATTGCACTGTACAAAGCACTGAAAGATGTGCTGAATGAGTACACACCATATGAAAAGATCTATATCGTTCGTTCTCTCGTAGCTACGAGGGAGATTGGTTTCCTTCCTGGTGACCACGAGGATAAGTCTTCTCTCTATCAAATCCCATACAAGAACATGGTTCAATCCATGTTTGAGATGCCTGATGACAATGCATACGAAATGTTGTATGATAATCTGAAGGCACAGGAAACTATCTCCTTCTGGTCCACAAGTTTCATCCGTGGTACTACACTAGACAATGCTATTGTTATCATTGATGAGTGTCAGAACCTGAACTTCCACGAACTTGATTCAATCATCACTCGTGTTGGACAGGACAGTAAGATTATTTTCTGTGGTGATGCTGCACAGACTGACTTGCAGAAAGTAAGTGAGCGTACAGGCATCCTAGATTTCCAACGCATCCTTCAAAACATGGATGAGTTTTCATTGATTGAGTTCAATGTTGAAGACATCGTTCGTTCTGGTCTAGTCAAGTCGTACCTCATCAATAAGATTAACTTGGGTCTATGAAATTGTTCAATCACGTAGGTCAGATCGAACCCATTGAAATGGTTGCCGAGATGGTGGACGGAAAACGTATGTACCTTACACCAGAAGGTTATAAGTTTCCATCTGTCACTACTGTGATCAGTAACAATGCTAAGAAGATGGCGGGCATTGCTAAGTGGCGTGCCCGTGTTGGTGAGGAGAAAGCTAATGCTAAATCTGCTCGTGCTACTGGTCGTGGCACAAAGTATCACTCTATTGCAGAGGATTACTTTAACAACAATCTAGACCTGAAGAAGTACAGTAAGTTTCCTTTACCAGTGCTGATGTTTCATCACAGTAGGGATACTCTGGACCGTATAAATAATATTTACTTACAGGAAGCGGCGCTCTACTCTAAGCATTTAGAATTGGCAGGGCGTGTAGATTGTATCGCTGAGTTCGACGGTGTGCTGTCTATCATTGACTTTAAGACAGCGGAAGAACCTAAGCGTGAAGAATACTTATACGATTACTTCGTTCAGGAGACAGCATATGCATGTATGCTGCAAGAAAACTACGGGTTGAGTGTTAAGCAACTCGTAACTATCGTTGCTTGTGAAAACGGAGAGACTCAAGTCAAGGTGCTTCCACCTAAGAAAGAATACTTCATCAGACTGATGAGTTACATCGAGGAATACCAAGAACGATATGGACAAAAAACAATTATTAGAGGATAAATTTATGACCGCTGCGAGATTCTCGCAGGAAGTGGAGAAGATTGCATTACACAATCCAGAAATGAATTACATTGATTCGGTTATCCACTACTGTGAGGTGAATGAAATTGAACTAGATAGTGTTGGTAAACTGATCAGTAAACCATTGAAAGAAAAGTTGCGTCACGAGGCACAACAACTAAACTTTATGAAAAAGACCAGTCGTGCGAAGTTAATGCTAGTATGAGTTTCTTTAAATCGGATATCGTTCGTGGAGACATCCAAGAAATGTTGGAGCTCCAGCAGTTTTGTTTCAGGTCAGCAATGAATTTTATCCTCCTCGAAGACGAGAGGAAGATGCAATACTTTGAGGCGCTTGAGACTCTTATTGATAAGCAGAAAGTATTCTACGCTCGTGCTAAACTGAGCGACGATCCCGAAGCTAAGTCGGTCATCGAGACCATGAAGCAGGGGGTCATCATGTTGGGTGCTGAACCTAACACGTCCATTGAGTCCATGTTTGATCAGTTGTTGTTGAAAGTCCAACGTATGAAGCAACAACTAGAGGCACAGGGTTGACGCCCGCTCCTGTGCCTGTTATTATGTCTGAGTGAAGGGCATCACACAAACCAAATCCAAAACAATCCGAGGTAATCTAATGTCATTTGCAGATCTTAAGCGTAAATCCCAGAACAATTTCTCCTACCTTCAGAAGGAACTGGAGAAATCATCCAGCGGTAAGAACGTTGATGAAAGGTTCTGGAAACCAGAGGTTGACGCTTCTGGCAACGGGTACGCAGTTATCCGTTTCCTTCCTGCTCCTGAGGGTGAGAGCATCCCATGGGCAAAACTGTACTCCCATGCCTTCCAAGGTGTTGGTGGTTGGTACATCGAGAACACCTTGG